AAGAGATGGAACAGTTCGAAAAATCATTAAATGGAAACAGTGAATAATTGTATTCATTTGCAAACTTAGATTTAGGGAGAGATGGCTGGTCGAAAAGTTAGTGAAACCGAAAAGGATAGCTTGGAGACGCATGTTGATCTATGTGCGGAAAGGTATGCGCGGTTGGAAGAAAAGTATGATGAATTAAAAGAAACATTTAAAGAAGATAGATTAATAATACATGAAAGAATTGATAAGGTTAAAACAAGCATAGATGATATGAGAGCCTTATTTATTGAACAACATTTAAAACAAAATAGAATTATTGTTACAAGTGCGGTCGCAATTATAATAGCATTACTCAGTGTAATAGCTGGCCACTTTTTATAAAAGATAGGACCCTATGTTAACATTCGAAGAATTTTCTACAATAGATGAAGAAATATTAGAATTCATTGAGGAAGTAGAAGAAGCTAATATGCTGGCTGATTTCTACGAATGGATTGAACAAGAAGATTTAGGACTTGGGGAAGATTTTTTACTTGAAAAAGAAAGTTCTGCTAAGTATACCCAACGAATGAGAAAGATGGGTCGGCAAGCAAAAATAAGAAACAAAAGAACATCCTTCAAAATAAAAAAGAAAAGATCTCAATTAAGAAGAAAAACTGCAACTAAAATACAAACTTCCACTCGGACCAGAACTCAAAGACAAGTCATTCCTCATAATATAATGAAAGCAAAAGGGGCAGCTGGAATTAGAAAAAGAAAAATGTGGAAGGGAATGAAAGCAGCAATTATTAATAGAAAAATGAAACCAATGAGACGGCAGATTATAAGAGATGAACCTTCGCGAATAAAACAAGCACGAAAAAATATGACCATACATAAGAAATCTGGCCGGTAAGGAAATCAATGTCCCATGATATAAGGGTATGGAATTTTAGAAAAACGCGTCGGGCAATAAGAGAATCAAACGGAACAACAGTTAGAAAAGAAGTTCGTAAAACAAATGTTACATTTAGGCGCGATGATCATTGCAATATAACTCATGAACAATATATTAATTCCATTGATCCAAAACATTTCAAAAAAACTACAGACCCACATTCCAATACTCCATATGATTCCGTTGATTGGAAAAATATAATAAAGAGTTAGTGATATGGGCACTTCTTACCTAGGTAATCCAAAACTTAAATCATCTAATGTTCCAGTTTCATTTTCTGAGGAACAATTATCTGAATATATTAAATGTCACAGCGATCCAGTTTATTTTATCACAAAATATGTAAAAATCATTCATGTTGATCATGGACTAGTAGATTTTAATCTATATCCTTTTCAAAAAAATATGATTCGTACATTTCATGATAATCGTTTTGTGATATGTAAGATGCCCCGCCAATCAGGAAAATCAACAACTATCATAGCCTTCTTTTTACATTATATACTTTTTAACGAAAATGTTCAAGTAGGTATACTAGCTAATAAAGGATCCCTAGCTAGAGAATTATTGGATAGATTAAAATTATCGTATGAAAATTTGCCCATATGGTTACAGCAAGGTATATTAGCATGGAATAAAGGTAACATTGAATTAGAGAATGGTTCAAAAGTATTAGCTGCAGCTACTTCATCTTCGGCGGTAAGGGGATCATCTTTTAATATTATTTTCCTAGATGAGTTCGCACACGTTCCGAAAGAATTAGCAGAAGAATTTTTCACTTCGGTTTATCCTACTATTTCTTCCGGACAGACTACGAAAGTTTTTATAGTATCTACACCACTCGGTTTAAATCAATTTTATAAAATGTGGGTGGATTCAGAAGAAAAAAGAAGTAACTATATACCCATTGAAGTTCATTGGTCTGAAATTCCTGGCAGAGATATTGCATGGAAACAAGAGACCATTCGCAATACAAGCGAGAGACAATTTTCTCAAGAATTTGAAACTGAATTTATTGGGAGCACAAGAACATTAATATCTGGTTCAAAATTAAGATCTATGCCATTTAAAACACCAGTCCATACCTATGAAAATTTAGACATATTTGAACAACCAATTGAAAAACATACTTATACAATAGTATGCGATACAGCAAAAGGATTACAATTAGATTACTCAGCTTTTACAGTTATAGACAGTACGTCTCTTCCTTATAAGGTTGTTGCAAAATATAGAGATAATGAAATATCTCCCATGCTATATCCAAATTTTATTCATAAAGCTGCAAAACATTACAATAACTCATTTGTATTAGTAGAGGTTAATGATATAGGGGAACAAGTCGCGATAATTCTTCATCAGGATATGGAATATGAAAATATGTTAATGATGAATTGGAAAGGTCGCGGCGGGCAGCAATTAGGTGGGGGATTTGGAAAAAATGCACAATGGGGAGTAAGAACTACAAAACAAGTTAAACGACTAGGATGTGCAACATTAAAAAATTTAATAGAAGAAGACAAACTTATAATTACAGATTATGATATAATATATGAACTCACATCTTTCTCAGCTAAAAAAGAATCATATGAAGCAGAAGAAGGTCATCATGATGATTTAGTTATTACTCTTGTGATCTTCGCATGGCTAACAAATCAGCCATATTTTAAAGAATTAACAGATTTTGATTTAAGAGAAAAAATGTATCATGAAAAAATGAAAGAAATAGATGAATCATACTTACCCTTCGGTTTTATTGAAGATGGCCTTGAACCGGAAGTGATTGTTGATGATCAGGGAACAAGATGGTCAGTAGAAAGAATAGATCGAGCATTAGAAGAAACTGGTCATAATGTATTTGGTGTATGAAGAGTTGATTTCTATAAATAATCATAGTAACTAATAGTACATGAACTTAATAAATTTTTCAGCGATTTACAGGAGAAGAAGATGGCATTTACAGTAAGTCCAGGAGTAGTTACTCGCGAAATAGATTTAACTACCATTGTACCTGAGACCGGAACAACTGCAGGTGCTTTTGCTGGGGCTTTTCGCTGGGGACCTATAGATAAAATTGTTAATGTAAGCAGTGAAGATCTACTGGTGGAAAACTTCCAGAAGCCTGACTCTTCAACATATCTAAGTTTTTTTTCAGCGGCGAATTTTTTAGCCTACGGACAAAATTTGAATGTTGTTCGAGTAGCAAATTCATCAGCATTTAACGCAACTACAGATTCAGCAAACGCAGTTTTAATTAAAAGCGATGAATCTTATTATAATACATATTACTCAGAATATGGAGGATCTGGTCCTTCAAATGATTTCGGAGAATTTGCATCTAAATTTGCCGGAGAATTAGGCAATTCAATGAAGGTATCTTTATGTGGTGCCGATACAGCAGCTGAAGGACTTACAGGAACTGTAACAATAGCTTTTGCTGGAACAGAAGGAACAGTCACAGGAACATCAACAGCATTCACATCAGAAATACAGGTAAGTGATGTTGTTCATATAGGTACTGTCTTTTATCTTGTAACAGCAATTGGTACCGACACAGGAATGACAGTTCAATCTTCACAAAATACCGATGTATCTGTTGGAGCAAGCCTTGTAAGAACTGTATCATCTCATTATAAAGCCGTAGGTCAAGATGCATTCGGAGCAATAATGGGAACTGTTCAAATTGCTGACTCTGCAAGAAAAGTAATGACAGGGACTGGAACATATTTTGATATACAATTAACGGCTGGAGATAACGTAACTATTGCTGGAGAAACTCTCGAAGTAGCTTCTGTTACCAGTAATACATCGGCTACATTAGTCGATGCAATTTCTCCAAGTTCAGCCTCGATTACGACCTCGGTAAATTTTCAGAGGGAATGGGAATTTGCAGGTAATTTTGATTATGCACCAACTACCTCCGATTTTGCAACTCGCAGAGGGGTGTATAATGATGAAGTTCATGTAATAATAACAGACGAAGACGGAGAGTGGACAGGCGTCAAAGGAACTGTTCTTGAAATATTTCCAGCTTTGTCAGTAGCCAGCGATGCTAAATCCGAAGATGGTCAAGCGCTTTATTATAAAGAGGCGATTAATAGACGATCCAAATATATTTGGTGGATGAAACATCCTAACGGAACAGGTGCTGATACAGCTCCCAATACAGCTGCATGGGGCACATCTGCTAATGTTGCTTCTAAACCATCTTATACACAATCCAGAACTAATTTTTCGACTAGTATGACGGGTGGTGCAGATGGACAAGAATTAACTGACGCTAATATTATTTTGGGATATGATAAATTTAAATCAGCAGAAGATGTTGATGTGTCTTTGATTATATCTGGAGCTGTTTCTTCAGTTATTAATTCATATCTTATTAGTAATATTGCAGAAACGCGTAAAGATTGTATGGTCTTCGTTTCACCGGAACAATCAGATGTTGTTAATAATGAAGGAAATGAAGTAGATGCGGTTAATGATTTTAGAAATTTATTGCCGAGTTCATCTTATTCAGTTATAGATTGTGGTTGGAAATACCAATACGACAAGTATAACGATACCTTCAGATATATTCCATTGAATCCGGACACTGCAGGATTAGTTGTACGAACTACTGTTGAAAGAGATTTTTTCTTCTCACCAGCGGGATTTAATAGAGGTGCAGTTAAAAATGTTGCTAGGTTAGCATGGAACCCAAATAAAACACAAAGAGATTTACTTTATAAAAATGGTGTAAATCCGGTTGTTTCTTTCGCAGGACAAGGAACATTGTTATTTGGTGATAAAACT